GCCCATCTTAAATTTTCCCTTCTATTATCTAATTTATCACGATTAATATGGTCAATAGAATATTTTTTATCATTAATTTTTTCATCATTAGGGTCTTTATTTTTAATTATAAAAGAGTGTAATGTCATATTTACTTTTGTGGTTGGGTCTTTTGCATAAGCATATCCATTACCCAATTGAACAGTCCAAGTGGGTCTATATGGTTTATAATTTTTAAGTAATTCAACATCTTTAATAGATAATGTAGTGCACAGAGTATTATCTGTATTACAAGTCATTTTGTAATATTTTTCTTTAGTTTCAGTATTTTCTATTAAATAACAAAAATTTTTGTATGAACCAGCGTATCTGCCGCCGCGTATATAAAGACCATCGTCTTTATTTAAAACAATTTCATGTTCGGAAAACATATTATAATAAATTATAAAATGTTTTATTTAAATCAATTTTATTATTGATTGTTAGTTTTGGGACTAACTTAAAGAAATTCCAATTTACTTAATTTGAGTATGCCAAGCCACCCATTCCAGACATTACCCGGAGTACATTATAATTCGTAGCATAGACACGAACCTTGGCGGTGTTGGCACTACCGATGGCAGCAGCAGACACGACCAATTGAAGGGTTGCGTTATCAATCCTGGAGAAATTGCACGTTCCCGAGGGTTGGTGTTCTTCAGGGCGAAGAGCGAACGAATAAACGTTAATACCAGTATCAGGGGTCCTGGTGTGATGTTGGAAAGGTTGGACCAAATCGAAGTAAGTTCCTTCACGTTCAGAGAAGCGGTCTTGACCGTTCAATTGAAGTTTGGCAGTTACAACTGGATTTTCACCCCAGCAGTGCATCTTCAAGGAAGTTTCGGCAAGAACGAAGGCACCGGCATCAGTAACACCGTTGGTAACACCAACTTTACCCAAATTACCCGAAAGTTCTCCGGTGGATCCTCCGGTCACAGTCGAGGCGGCATTGGCGCTGTTGGCATTAGGGTCGTTAAAAAGACCGTTTGCGTTAATAACAGAGACGTTGGCGCCATCTGCGGACAATTGTGACGTGGAACTGAAAGCGCGAATGGAGTTAGGAAGAGCATCGATGGCATCGGTGTAGTTAAATGGCTGAGCACCCAAGGCCATGTTAAGAACTTTAGTTTCAACGAAACTATCGCAATAACTGACGTTATCGTCGGGTTGGACGACCCAGATCAATTCCTTACAAGGATGATTGAAATTCAACTTAATTTTGTTGGAAGAGGATCCAATGGATTCATCGCCAGTGAATTGAAGTTGTTCGATCAAATATTCGTGTGGGTTTTGTGCCATACGTCTACGTTCATCGGTATCAAGGAAGATGTAATCAACATACAAGGAAGCGGCAACCAAGGACTTGGAGTAGGCAGCAGTTGCTTTAACATTTTTACCAGGAGCGGCAGAGATACCGACTTGGGTGCATGCAAACAAGCATTCATCCATAGGACGGATTTCGATGTTAATTTTGACTTCGTGGTATTGCAAAGCGATCAAGGGCAAGGCAAGACCTGGGTTTCTGCAGAACCAGAATTGAAGAGGGACATAAAGAGTCGTTTCTGGGAGTGCGTTTCTTGGGGCACAGACCGCTTCGGGGACAGCAGCGGCACCACAAGCAGTGGCGACATCAGCGAACGCGGGGTCAGTCAAGAAAGTAAGTTGCGTGGTGTTACCGATCATTTTGTTGTAACCATCTTCTTGTTCGGAAGTGAGGGTCAATTGGTTCCAGATGTGCATGAAGTCACCATATTGACGGTCAATTCTTTGACCCCCAATTTCGACTTCCACCATAGAGATAAGTTGCTCCCCTGGGTTATCCAACCATCTGGCATAAACACTACCAGCCGCGTTATCGTCTTGGTTGATTTCAGGAAGAGTAATTTGTAAATAAGTTCGGTATGCTAAGTCACCGTTTCTGCTGACCGTGCATTGGACACGACGACCGAAGTCGGCTTGCCCATTAAAGGTTTGTTCGATAGATTCCATAGCGAAGTTAGTGTGTCGTCTGTAGGTCACTTTCCAAAAAGTGATCTGGGGATTACCCGTAAGGTACACATCTTGTGCGCCATAAGCTACTAGTTGCATTAAACCGCCACCCATATTATAATATTGCTAAAGAAAAAAAAATTTTGGCAATTAATTAATTAATTAATTAATTATTATTTAAATAAATTAATTAATAGAAGACATATCAAAATTATCCTGCATAAATCGTGATAAATAGTCATCAAGATAGACTTCTTTTTTACCCTGATGGTTTTTTTTAAAAATATATAATTCTTTTTTTTTAGTAACGCTCCACCCATCTTCTAAAGCGTTATAAATAAAAGCCATTTTTCTGAATGCGAGCTTATCGATAGTAATATTGTTATGAATTGGCGCATCAATTTTGATATCACTCATTTATTTTAAATAAGAAAATTAATAATTAAAAATAACATAAATATATGTATATTAATGCCTAATTTCAAACCCAAGGCGAGCAAAAAAATTTTAGTGAATAAAAAATCAATTGTTACTTTAGATAGTAAGCACAATGAAAAAATGTCAGAATTTTTAGATATAAGTAATAACATATTACCAAGATTGAAAAAAGAGAAAAAGAATTTGAAAAAAAAATGGAATAAAAAGAAAGATATTGGTGAAAAATTAGAGATAAAAGATAGAATAAAAGAAATAAAAAAGGATATGAAAAATTTAAAGAAGCGGAAAAAAGAGTATTTATTAAAGAATTCGGATTATATTTTTGAATATTTCGAAAGAAAAAAGGATATTTCGGATGGAAAATCAAAAAAAACGAGAGTATTGAACAATTTTTTTAATAAATCCAACGAGAATGAGGATAAATCAGATACAAAAAATACAACGAATATTAATAAATATTTAATAAATATTGACGAAAGTTTTATAGATATAAATAATTATGTGATCGATTATGAAAAATGCAAAAATTGCGATGGAGAATTAGTGCCGGTGGAATCGGAAGGTTTGATAATATGTAATAAATGTGGTCAGCATTTGCAATATTTGATAGAACATGAAAAACCTTCTTATAAAGAACCCCCTAAAGAAGTCTGTTTTTACGCATACAAAAGAATTAATCATTTTCGTGAAATTTTGGCACAATTTCAAGCGAAAGAAACAACACAAATACCGATAGAAGTTTTAGATAATATTAAACTGCAAATTAAAAAAGAGAGAATTTCTTTAAAACAGATAACGAATAAGAAAGCGAAAGATATATTAAAAAAACTGGGTTATAATAAATATTATGAACACATACCTTTTATAAAAGATAAGTTGGGTATTAAACCGCCTGTAATGAGTCCAGAATTAGAAGACACATTATGTAACCTATTTATGGAAATACAAAAACCGTATTCAAATCATTGTCCTGACGATAGAGTAAATTTTTTAAATTATTATTACGTTTTATATAAAATGTGCGAATTACTTGGGGAAAATATATTTCTACCGTATTTTCCAATGTTGAAAGACCCTGTGAAGCGAATAGAGCAAGATGAGATATGGAAGAAGATATGCAAGGAACTTAATTGGGAATTTATACCAACAATTTAAATAGAATCCAATTGCTCTCTTCTATTTCTAATTGGATATAATTCTTCATCTAATTTAAATCTCAATAAGCCAGCAAATCCAGCTGTAGAAAAAATGAAACAATGCCATAAAGAATGATATTTAATATATAATTCTTCATGGTGCCAATTATCCGACGCGGTTGCAAACATAATTATAGCAACAATACCACAAGAAACAGTTAAAAATGATAAACATTTGAATTTAAATAAATATCTCCATGCGGTTTTCCATTTTAATATTAGAACAATAAGGCTACATACGGTTAAATACCAAGTTGTTATAAGGTAATTTATAAAAACAGTATACCATAAATTAAATATTAAAACAACATTTTCAACGGCAAAACTGGTAATATAAAATTGGGGCGATCTTACTCTTAATCCATATAGAACTGTTGTAAAAATTAAAGACGCGGATGTATATCCATCCAATAAAGCCCAATTATCATAATCAATATCTGTAGTAAATTTTTTATTACCCAAACTCTGATGCGAATGATATAATAACGAAAATGTAACGCAGTATAAAAATTTGATTAACATAAAAATAGCAGCGGGGTCTTTTCTTTGTTTCCAACTCCATAAAAAAACACCTATGGGGAAAAAAGCTAATCCATGTGTTGTTAGCAACCAATATGCCATTAAATAATTTATTTATTTATCTTTATTATAGTTATTAATATATATATGCATCAATCTATATTTGTCGGGATTATAACTTTTGTGATTTTTTTCGTAGAAGCAATGCTACATTTTAATATAGGCCTTAATTCGGGTAATAAAAAATTTCATGTTAAATTTCCTATGTATAAAGATTTTTTTCGTATTATAATTGTTCTAGGGTTTTTTAGTCTTATAAATGGATGTGTTATTTCTTATGCTAATCGGATTATATCTGATTAATTTTTTACCGATTAAGTATTAATATAATCTATTTAAATGCATCATAATAATTAATATATGCACTCTATGTGTTATCTATTTATAGATTTATTTACTATTTATATTGCTTATCCTCTTGTTGATTATTATTTATTTATAAAATACGATAAATTTCAATCTTATGACAGAAAAAGAAAAAATTATATTATAAAAAATTTTATGAAATCAAATATTTTAGCATACATAAGTATAGCGACTATACCAATTATATATTTTTTCGCATTTAATTTGGGCAATCTTACAAAATGTATACATTTTTTTGGATTTTTATATACCTCTGGGGATACAGTTTCTTTAATTAAAGATATAAATATGACAACAGCTACCAAAATACATCATTATGTAACCACATTCTTGTCGTTATGTTCGATTTTAATAGATTGGAGAACTCCCAATGA